TGTAACTTATCAAAATGTTCCATTATTACTGAAACGTCTTTTATACTTAATTCATTAATTAATTTTTCAGGTATATCTGTTAATTGTTTTAATGTTTCCTGTGCTTCTTTTCCTGCTGTAGCTTTATCAGCACCAACTAATTTGAGCCATTTTTCTAATGTAATATCATTCCAATGATTAATTGCATTAAATTCTTGTGTTTCAGCTTTCTTTTTGATTTTTACTTTCATAATATATAATAGAAATTTAGTTAATATAGTTTAATGTACAAAATAACGACCATAATTGCTGTCAATCTCATAGAAAATTCTCATGGCCATAGCATCAGAATAGTCAGGGGAACGACCTATTATTGCTTTAATAGTATCTTTTGGCAATATTTGTAGCTTATTATCCTTATCTGCATCTTTTGTTCTTACTTGTTCTAATTCTTCAATCAAATTGTTTTTAATAGTTATATCAGGACATTCAATACCAATTTGTGCTCTATTTATTAAATCTGCTAATTTATAATAGCATTGTGTTTTTAAATTTTGGTAGTTTTCACCTTTTAATGCTTTTGAATTATTTACAAAACCTTGACAACGTAAAAAATCTTTTGCACCCCCTCCAACACCATCTTCATCAATTATAATATTTCGTAATGGTACAGCATTAGCTTGTTGTATTTGCTTTACTTCGCTTACAACATCATTTATAGCTGATTTAAGCAACGTTTTAATCTTTTTAATATGTAACCCTTCCCAATACATTATGACTGTCTTATCGCTTCCAAAACGTGCTACATCACAGCTTATATATTTATCACCTGTTACACCTTTTTGACTAAATAGATTTAAAATTGCATCATATTCTATTAAAGCATCATTTGTTGCATCATATTCCCAATTACCAAATAAAAGTCTTTGTTTGCTTAATTCGTCTAATGTTTGTAATTGTTTTTTATAAAACTTAGATATGTATTCATTATCATCTACTAATGATTGTATAAACTTTCTATGTGGTTTTTGTTTCCCCTCTTTTGCTGGTCTATAATACTGTGTATATACCCAATTTTTAGCAGGGTTACAAGTCATTAATAATTTTGGTATTATATTGTAATTATCTAATTTGTAACGCATACGAGATGCCACTATGTTTTTTGCTTTTTCTGTTATTTGATTTGCTTCGTCAATGAATGCTGCAGTTATCTCTAAAGAGCCTAAGCTGTCAAAGTTCTTATCTGATGGATATAAAAATAAATCTTTTAATATAATTTCTGATTTATTAAAAAACGTAATTATATTAGAACCTGCATTAAAATGGTAATGTTTATCTGCTTTTAAATTCCATAATTCACACACTTCAAAAAAAGTATTTAATGTTGTTTTCTTTAATGAATCCAATTTACTTCTGCCCATTAAATAACGTGTCTTTGGATATTTTAAACATAATAATATAAGCCATGCACAACCAACCCATGACTTACCACCCCCTGCTGCACCACCAAACAAAACCTCTGTTGTTTGTTTATCAAATAAGTATGCTATTGCTTGTTCTTGTGTTTTTGTAAATTTGGTATCAATACTCAACTCCATTAATGTTGACATTTATTTTAATTGGTTCATCACCTGAACTTATGTCAAGCTCATTACGTTCTATATATCCACGTTTTTTCCCTTTTGTTTTTAAAAAGAATATTGTTGCTGATGTGTTTCCGTCTTTCATTTGACTATGCAATTGACTTTCACCAAAATCAAGTGCAATGTTTTCAATATCCTTTACTGACTTTGCAAACTCCTCATCTTCTTTTAGCCATTTATAATATGTACTACGTGGTATGTCTGCTTGTTTACATGCTACTGTTACAACTCCTAAACTATTTTCAAGTGCTTGTAATATAGCTTCCTTTTTTATATGTCTACTTTTGTCCATTATTTCTTATATTTTTCTTCTAATATAACAGGTGTTGCATTATTCCATTTTATTCTATGATGTAAACGTTTATATTTATTTCCCATTAAATTAATAGCTGTACATGATGGTGAAAATAATACAGTGTAAAATGACTTTACATATGTACCACCATCTAAATAAAATTCTGTCAAGCCTCCTGTATTACTTTGTGTATCTAATTGCTGTAACCTTAAATCACATATCGTTAAAAATATATCACCTGTTGTTCCAAATCTTACATATGTATTTACATCTTCATTAATTCTTCCTACGAATTGAAAAGGCCTATTTGTTGAACATATAAAAAAGTTCATAGCTTTTCTTGTTAATTTCTTTTTAAATACATTGCTTCCTTCCCCTCCTATAAAATCACCACCTTGTGCTATACATAATGTTTTTGCATTTGTTTTTTTATAATAATTTAATAAGTGATTAAACATTTTATCCAGGTTTTGTATTCTTCTTAGCTTTGTGACATATCTTTGTTTGTCATCTCTTGTGTATCTAAAATCCGTATAATCATCATCAAGCACTAAAAAGTATTCATAACCCAATTCCCTTGCAATATCAAATACAGCGTTCCTAGCATAAACTACTACTCTATCATCATTAAAATTATCACCAATATCAAATTTGTTTTTATAATCTTTTTTACTAAATACAATAACATTTTTGCCATATAATTCTTTGTATCTATTAACCTGACTATCATCATCAGAACAAACAAAATATATATCACCTGTATAATTATATTTTTTTAATGTTTCATATGTAATTACCTTTTCGGCTCTACCGTATGTCAATATGAATGTAGCAAACTCTTTATTCTTCGCCATGCTCTTCTATGTATTGTGCTGTAATATTTTCATTTAATGCAATATATCCACCTTCAATAGCTTTTTTAAAATCAATAATTACTAATGCATTATCTTCCATAAGTTCTTGAACCTTTTTATTTGAATGAATATAATATTCAGCTATATTTTTATAATTAAATACTGTATGCCTTAATGATGCTGATATTAGAAATGCTGTTTCTTCTTTACTTAAATTTGCATTTTTTATATTATCAATTAATTTATTTGCTTTTTCAGTATCATATAATTCATTTATTTTTGGTTTATCTCCTGTTGGTTCATATTTAGGTGTTTCGATTTTACCTGTGTATTTTTCACTTTCCTTATCATCTTCATTTTGCCATACATCTAAACCCCATTCATCAAGTGTATTGGTTTGCCATTCATTTCCTAATATATCCCAATCCCACTCACCATATCCAACATTGTCTTTTATTATAAATTCCTGTTTTTGTTCAGCTGTTAATCCTTTAGCTATTTTAACAGGTATTTTTTTTAATCCTGCTTCGACACAGGCTTTGTATCTCATGTTTCCTCCTAAAATTAAATTATTTTCATCAATAACAATAGGCCTTAATTCTAACATTTCAGGAAAATCCTTAATGCTTTTTACCAACTGTTTAAATTTATGTTCTTTTATTAACCTGGGGTTAGATACATTTGAGTGTATCTCATTGATTTCTAGTTTCATAGTATATAATAGATATTTATGTTATTTATTTATAGTCTTCATTTATTCCTCTTGTTCCAATTAATTTTTCTTTTGCTCCTTTCCATAGTTTATCATGTTTTTTTGTCAAACTAGGTTCAGTCCTTATAAGACTAGGAAAACCATTAAAATCCTTGTCATATTCTTGCATATACTTTTCACAACTACATACAGCCTCGACAGTTCTTACTTTTCCATCTATAACTTTTAATGTTGCTTTTTGCAATTCTTTTTTTTCCTTACCACATTTACAAACAAATTTTATCATAGTTTACCACCTGAAACTAATGCTCCTGTTCTTGTTTGACTTGGTTCAACTATTTCATCTAATTCAAAGTGTAAATGGTTAATTGCTTTTCTAATATCTTCTATGCCATTATCATTATATTTGTTTTTACATCTCAATAAATATGTAACAGCAGTTCCAATATTATAATTTAAATCAAAGTTAGCAACTACATCTTTTGCCATGTAACCGTTTTTCCCTTTATAGTATTCAGGTATTTCGTTTTTGTTTGTCATTTTCTAGTATTTTTATTATTCCTTTTTGTGTGTATAATTTACGTGGTTTTAATCCCTTTCTATATTCTTCAGGATTAAATATTAATTTTACTTCCCTAACCAAATCACCATCATATTTTACAATAAATCTTGATGAAGAATGTAGTTTGTTTCTTTTTAAATGTGATAAATAGTCCATTTTATTTGTATTTTTCATAAATTAATTTCATTCCTGTAAAACAAGTATTTAAACAAGAAGCACAATTGGTTCCCCAACTATAGTTTGCATTATAAATTGTATTATATAATTGAACCATGTTTTTTTTTACTTGTTGATTTTTTGCTTTTCCTCTTTTTATATCAGGCCATAATTTTAAAACCTCTTCTATTATTTCGGTTGGTAAATCATCAGGCGTTTCCACTTCTGTTGTTTTTTGCCAATACTTTTCAGGACATTCCATTGATGCAATTCTTGCCTTTATTTTCATAAAACATAAACATCTTTTGCATTGACCTGTTGGTTTAAAATAATAAATACATTTTTTACATATATTAATTCTATCATTATACACATCATTAGAGGTAAAAAATTTATTCATTTACCTTTTCTTTTATTAAACATCTCACCTTATCAATAGTTGTAAATAAACTATTTCTACTAATATTTGTTTTTTTTGCTAATGAATCTAGTGTATTATTTTCATAATAATAAAGCTCAAATACTTTTTTATCATACCAATAAACATCATCTAAAACTTTATCAATTTGTTCTAATTTTACTTGTTTATAATTAACTTCTTTTTTTTCTGGTAAATTACTTAATTGTTTTTTTATTTCTTTAAATGTTTGACTATTATTTGTATGATAAAAACTACATATATGATTATAATATTTTTTATATTTATAATAAAACGGACTCCTAGGACTTGTTAATGCTCTTTTTAAAACAACTGCACCATATCTAATAATTCCTTTTTCACCATCTTTTTCATATATATTTTTTAATGTTTCAGGATTCATTTGTAAAAAATACAACATTAATTCTTGTACAGCATCATCAATATTAGTTTTATTCTTTGTTAATCCGTAGCACATTTCTCTAAATTTACTACTCAAGGCTGCTATTTTTTCATATATTTTATTCACTTGCTATTTTAAGGTTATCCAATTTGTCTGTAACATCATGAACCATTTCATTTATAACAGTTTTATATGAATTAATTAATGTAGTATTTCTTTTTGTTTCAATTCCTGATAAAAAACCATTTGTCATTACAGTTAAATTAATAGGTATTATCATTAACCAATCATGCCAATTACCATTATCTCTATAGTTATTATGGTAGTCTATAATAATATTTAATATTTGCAAGTAACTTTGCCACCTTTGTTCATTTGCAACATCACGTGCAAAATCCTTATGCATTTTGATATATGATTTTATTATGACTTCGTGTTCCTTGTTAGCACAAACAGGTATTTTCATGCCATCAATTATAGTAAAATATTTTACATAATACCCTTTTCGCTTTTTAAGTTATTAACAATTGCTTTGTAATATCTTATTTCGTCCTCATATTCAGCTCTAATTTTTTTTACTGTTTGTTGTGCTAGTTGCTCTAGTTCTTGTGAGGTTCCTAACCCATGTTTTGCATCTAATTTTAATCCAAATTTCCATTGTTCACCACTTCTAAACATGTTGCAGGCTACACATTGGACTTGACAGTTCCATTCATGCCATCTTGTGGACATATGTCTTCTACTTTGGAAATGGCCACACTGTAATTTTTTATATGAATCCACTTTTCCACAAGTAAAACACTGTGCAATACCTTGTGTGTTGGATTCTCTTAGTCTAATGTA